AATATGTTGTAGTCTTCGTGTAAGAAATCTACGTGACCGCTAAAGTATGAAGCGATGATTGGCTTGCTAGAAGCAGCTGAGAACTCTAAGTATGGTCTACCGAATCCTTCGTTACCTACTAAAGCAAATGCTTTCACCTTAGGATGATTGTATAACTCGTTCATCTCTTCATTTGATAACTCACCGTATAACAAATAGATGTTTGGTAAATCACCATTCACTTGCTTTCTAATAGCATCTAACTTATCTAATATCATCTCTTTCTCTGTGATGCTAAAGCCTGCTAAGCTAGTCTTTAAGATCAACGCAGGGCGTGATTTCTTATTCTTGAATGCTTCTAAGAATGATTTGATAAGTGTTGTAAGCTGCTTACGGTCTTCACCTTGATCACCTGATAACCAGTGAGCAACTGTTAAGTAACAGAACTCCTCTTTGATATCTGATAAATCAATAGTTGATCCGTCTATTCTCTTGAATATGTTTGTGTTAACACCTTCAAATAGTACTTCGATAGGTTTGTTAACAACTGTTCTAGTTCTTGTCTCTTTGTTCTCCATCACTGTATTTACCGCTACTTGCTTAACAAACTCGGTAGATACAATGTTAAATGTCATTCTGTTAAGACCTTCGATCATCTCACCTGGTAAAAGCGTAGTCTCAACTAAAGCTGATACACCAATGTTTACTTTACCTATTGGTTGAAACTCATTAGACACAGAATGTTGAATCCAAATGTCTGGTTGCTTTGTTAATGGACCTGGAGGTAAGATTCTACTCTTGATGTCTGCTTCTTCAGGATCATTCTCATCCAATGCTCCGAATGGAGTGTTACCCCATCTTTGAGACATGAACTGGATATCCCACTCATCTCCTTTTAATTTGATTAGTGACTTTGCAAAGTCTCTTGCTCTGCTTCCGTATCCTGATAATGTATCGATCGGACAGCTCATAACACATGTTAATTTACTCATAACGAAACCGGGAATTTAATAGTTTTTAAAGGTCTTTCTTTTATTTTAACAATTTCATATCTCTCTCTAGGCTTGAATGTAGCTAAGGTTTCATCTACAGCATCAATGATGTTTTCTGACATCTTAACTGCACTCATCTTAGATTCATCTGACAATACCCACTCTCTACCCAATGCACCTCTTCTTTCTCTTTCTTCAGGTGTCATGTCGTATACTTTTCTGATAGCATCAGCTGCATCTCTAAAGTCAGCTCTATCGTCAAAGATATATGGAGTTGGTACACTACCTTGTAAGCTAATGTTAGAAGGGAATACTGGGATAGCCCACTCTCCGCATTCTTTATACTTACCTAAGTGGTTACTGCAGAATGATTCATCAAACTCAATCCACTTACCGTTCTCATCTACAAATCTCATCTGATCTTGCATACCACCTGTTACGTTAGCGATAATCATCTTTCCACACATCAATGCTTCAGTGATTGATAATCCCCATCCTTCGTTGCTACTTAACAAGATGTCTACGTCAGCCATGTTGTAAAGATAGTTCATATATTGAGTCGCAGTACCAGGATTAGAAAAAATAACTTGATCTTTCTTCTCACCTAACAATAATTCGATTACTGCTGGTAAGTCTGTACCATTATCGTCTACCGCTTGAGTGTGCAGTAACAAGCAACACTTGTCTGCTTTCTCAGCTGGTAATCCATCTAAGAAATGTTTGAATGCTAAGATTGTATCTGGGATAGACTTACGTCTGATGTTTCTACTGTTGAATAAGACTACGAAGTCGAAGTCTTTACCTTTCAATACGATGTTTTTCAACTCTTCAACCTTTTGATACTCCTCACTATCTTTAGCGATAGGGTAGAACATTTCGTGGTTGATACCGTGGGGTACGTACTTAATCACTTTATCTTTAGCGTATTCACCTAATACTACTTCATTCAATGCTTTAGTTTGCTTTGAAATAGCTAACAAAGCATCACAGCTGCGATAATAGTTAGCGTTGTACAATGGTGCCGGCTCACAATCCCAAATCTGTAAATAGATCATAGGGATCTGTTGTCTAATTTCATTCTCAATCTCAAACAACCATGTGTAATATCTTGGGTCTGTGATGAAGAATAAAGCGTCTGGCTTCTCTTCTTTAAGCATATGGCGGATCAATTCAGCGTTACCGTATCCATCTGTAGGATATAAGATAACTTCTGAGTCTGGGATACCTGCCACTTGATTTGTTGATGTGCATAAGTCAAATCTCTTACCCTTATCTGGGTGATTGATTGCTCCTCCGATACAAACGTAGTTGTATCTATGTGCTGTTCCTAATACTAACTCTCTTGAGATTGTTGCGATACCTGAGAAAAATCTGATGTCATCTCCAATCAATAAGATCTTTTTACGCTGTGAGCGTTCAATATAACCTGGTTTCAATTCCATAACAGTTTGTTTGTTTTAATTTGATTTTGCTGGGGTGTTACAATCTACAATTGGTTTTACTTTACCTTCTTTGTTTATTCCTAATATGAATTGATCTGACGCTAAGAAACATCTTCCGTCTTCTACAGTTCCTTTGTGCTCGTTTAAAGTTTGCATCAGCGCTTCATTGATTTTGAATTTAACTTTTTCAACTTTCAATTCATCGTTGATTCTAGCTCTAATGTTATCTGATAATTCAAATGTAGTTACAATGATAACTTCACCTTCTGTACTAGAAGATGTGTAAGCATATTTCATGCCTAACAAGTAAAGTCCAAATTTTCTTAATAATTTTTTCATGGTTTAATTTTTAAATGCTACCACTTGTGGCTAAGTTGTTGTAATTCAATAATTTACCTTTGAATTCTTCATCGTTTAAAAACAAATGAATACTTCTATTGATAAGCTTTTGAAGGGTCATACCCGTCCTAATGGTCTCAATTTTGAAATTTTCTGCGAGATCCTCGTGGATTTTTACAGATGTAAGTTTTAAATGTTCGTTTCTCATAATCTTAATTGTATATATAAATATATACAGATATACTAAAACGTAAAATAAAAGTGTCACAATATGTAAAATATGTCGCGAATTACATTTTTTTGTCGCACAAATCGTCGCGATCTTTAAATGGACAGAATCTGCAGTTGTTAGCGGATGCTCTCTTAAGATAATGTTTCTCCTTAGGAGTGCCATCTGAATTAAAACATTCCATGATAAAATTCTCTAAGCGTTGTGTAGCTTGATGAACTTTGTTCTTACCGTTAGCTGGCTCGTGTATTTGAACTCTGCTTTGAGGGAAGTCAGCATTCTCCCATAGCTTTCGCTTAAGGATTCTAAACTTAGGTACAATCTTTTCTTGATCTACCCCAAACTGTTTAGCAAAGTATTTCTTGTATAGTAATAGCTGAGACTGCTTGGTCTCATCTTTCTTCTCGTAATCTCTCCACCCTTTACCGGATGTCTTAAAATCTTCAATATAGATCGTTCCTTCGCGTTTATCCATGTAAACCATATCAATGAACCCATTGAATAAGAAAGTGTCTGTATCGTCCTTAATTTCAACACTAAGGGGTATTTCCATACCTAAGAGCTCGTAGTCGTTATGATCGAATAGAATCTTACGTTTCTTCTTGATGAAGTTAAGAATCTCCACTCCGTCCTGGTAGAACTCAGACATTTCTTCTTTGGTTGAGAAGTGTATGCCGTTATTGTTACCTACTTCTTTTACATACTCTTCTTTGAACCTGCGTTCAAATAACTCAAGCATATCGAATTCCTCTGATGCTTTCACTGAAACGTTGAATAGAAGTGACAGATAATGTTGCACAGCTTCGTGAATAGCAGTACCGAATACCGTATTGATGCTAGCTGAGAACAGATAGTTACCCTTAGCATACTGAAGATACCATCTGTAAGGACAGCTTTCGTATACTGAGAACTGTGAAAATGAGATATTCTTCTGGTCTTCTCTCTTCTCTGTTCTTATCTTATGTGCAATCCTTTCGGATATCTGTAAGGCTTCTTTCATTATAATTGTTCTATTAGTTTTCCTAATTCTTCTGTAAGAGTTTCAACTTGCTTTACAATGTTTTCAAACTCAGCAGCTACGTTTTCATCACCTAGATCTTCTCTTTGTGAAAAGATTTCTAACTGAAGTTGGTAATCTACCAGTTGCTTTTGTAAAGCTTCTATCTGTTCGTTTAGTTCTTCGTGTGTCATTTCAATAGTTTGGTTATTTGTTTATCATCATAACCTAAGCGAGTGAGTAACTTTGATATCTCATCTTTACCTAATCCATTGTAGTATAACTTAGCATTGTAGTTTGATATCTCATAATGCTTAGATAGGATCTCTAGGAGTTCCTTATTCACTTTCTCTGTCTTAGATTTGATGTAATCAATGTATACCTTCTTCTTTGGTAACAATCTAAGGAACATCACGTATGATTGCTCCTTAGACATGTTATGATGTAACTGCATGAGGTTTACCAACTCGACATAGTCCTGGTTAGTAGCCAACATCTTGTTAACTATGAATACATCGAATTCCTTTTGCTCTTGCTTAGTTAGTTGATCCCACGGTTTCTTATCCGTTGTTATCATCTGAAGCATCTGTGTTATCGTCATTCTTTAATCCTTCTGGTAAGAAATCTTGGTTTACACTTCCACATTTAGAGCACGCAAATGCTGGTACTGGGATTAATTGGTCTTTGTCTGTGTTTGCAGCTAATAAGAACTTAGACACTCTACGTAAGAATAATACTTCCGTGAATGTGTTGTTCTTACATTTCTCACATACTACTCCTGTAGTCTGATCGAATCTGATTCCTGCTAATGGGTTTTGTGACATTTAAAATCGTTTTGCTAGGTTTATAATAATATCTATTTGTTCTTTTGATAAGCTGTGGTAATTTAGTGTTAGCTTGTCTACAGCCTGTTCAAACTCATAGGCATCGTATCCACGACCACCTGTTCGTCTTGGTACTTCTGATAAAAGACTATCATCATATACTTCATCGTCATTTATTAAAGCTTCTACAAGCTCTTTCTTTTCGCGTCTTGAACAAGCGCTAACAAACTCCCATGGTTCGATTTCTATATCATCTACTGAAAAATCTGGCATAACTATGAATTTAATTTACGTAATTTATGTTGTGGTGGAACGTATCCTCTGATTGATGCGCTGCCATCTGAATTAATTCTCATTACTTCTTTGTCTGTGTCTCTATCTACGAAAGACATACTAGATGAATCTGGAGTCTTAGCTACTACAAGCGGATGATATTCTTTACCATCGTGCATGATTGTAATCTGCTCCGATACCATCAATTCTTCTTTCTTTTCTTCCTTCTTAGGAATGTAGCTTGCTACTTTAGC